TTCCACTTAGCACTATTTATACCCCAAGTCATAACCTCGTTTATATACTTCCTCGAAGGTTTCTTGGTTTCTTGAATAACTGGTGGAACAGTTTGATATGCTGGTTTTACTTCAATAATTTGAATTTGAAATTGCCCATCTTTTGTTCTTTTCTTAACGTAGAAATCGGGGAAGTATCTATGCCACCTTCCGTCAACAGGCGACTTATACGGAATAAAAAACTCTTCAGAAGACCATTGAATAACATCAGGATGATCGTCAAGGTGAGCCATCAATTTTAATTCCCATCTAGAACGATAAATAATATTGTTAGGATCGCCTTTGTACTTTTCTGGATGTTTTGGTCTAAAATACCCTTTGTATGCCATCTTTACACCACTAATAAATAGTAAAACAATATTTATAGGGATCAAAAATGTCTATTGCCGATAAAATAGTTAATGGCGGTAAATTCATTGCTAATAATAGAGCTGCTATTGGTGGTGCGTTAGCTTTAGGTGGTGCAGCAATTGCTGGACAAGCGTTTTTTAGAACGCCAGAAGTTACTAAAAATTCAAAATATAAGGGGAATTTAATGTTCCCTAACGATCTTATTAATCCTAGCGCCAATAGAAATTCTTATATGGCAATTCAGTTCGTTGAATATCAACGTCGTTCGATTTTTAACCAGCCATTTCTTTCTGCTCTTGGTGGCGTTCGCTTACCTGTCCCGAATCAGCTCGCGGAAACTTTTAATGTAAGTTATGATTCGTCTGCTAGTGCAGATTCAACTGTTGGTGCTGCTATCGAAGGTGGCTTGCAAGGAAGAAACGGTGTAGGTAGTAGTGGTAATGTAATCGGTTCAATTGCTTCAGCTGTTACTGGAGCGCTTGGCGGTAAAGCTGTTCAAACTGCATCTGCATTAGGAACGAAAGCTGGGCTTGATGTTCCACAAGCGTTACAACTTGGTGGTCTTGCTCAAAATCCATTCCTTACTGTATTGTTTAAATCTCCTAACTTTAGAAAACATACTTTCTCTTGGAAGTTAATGCCAAACAACGAACAAGAATCAAATACTGCTAGAGAAATTATTCAAACATTTAGATCTAACATGCTTCCTGCGCTAGCGCCAAATGCTGGCGGTACATTGCTTACATATCCAAATATGGCTATCATTAATTTGTATCCAGATGAAACATTACTTTATAAGTTTAAACCTTGTGTTGTAGAATCTTTAACAGTTAATTATGCAGCTGGTGGTCAGCCATCATTTTTCAAAGGTACTAATGCACCAACTCATATCGAACTTAGCATCAACCTTCTTGAAATCGAATACTGGCTAAAAGAAGATATTGAAAATAATGCTTTACGTTCAAAGGGAGCATTTTTCTAATGGCTGAAAAATACTTCACTAAGTTTAACAAGATAACATATAACAATTACACTGCTATCGATATAACCGAACGTGCAGTTGTAACCAATGACTTCTTTAAAAATCCTTATATGTTTTATCCATATGATATTTCTGAGGGCGAAAGAGCTGATCAGTTATCAGACAGATATTATGACGACCAGTATATGACTTGGGTGATATATCTTGGTAACAAAATTACAGATCCATACTATCAATGGTATTTAAGCGACGCTGATTTAAATAGCTATTTGGTTAAAAAATATAATACCAATATTAGCACTCTTCAAGATAAGGTTCAGTTTTATCGCAACAACTGGTATGAAGAAAACGAACAAATATCTGTTTCGGAATATAACCTTTTAGCTAACACCGTACACAAATACTGGCAACCGTTTTATAACAATACAAATAAAATAGCTGGTTACCAAAGAGTGCAAAAAGATTGGGTTATTAATACAAACAGCATTCGTCAGTATACTCCTTCTTTATTTAATTACTCTGCTCCTTCTAATGGTTCTGGTCATTATGATGTTAATACTAATTTATTAACTGTTGGTATACCAAATCCTTCTTGGGTAACTGCAATACAAAATGATTTTAATGCATGCACGATTACTTTTGCAAATGGTTATATTGTTTCTCCGACGAATATGACTGGACCAGCTCCATCAACAAATATCTATACGCTTACTGGAGAATGGCCATCAAATGCAAATGCATTCCCAATTTTATTAAGCAGCACTTATGGTGTTGATATATCAGGATTTGAAAAAGGCGAAATTGTAGATATACATTTTGATACTACTCATAGTGGTCAAGGGGAAGTAATTTTTGCTAATACAAATACACTAAACCTTAAAAATATTTCTGGTACATCTCTTCCAAACAATACTGTAACTATCGGTCAATCTAGTTATTTACGTGGTAGAAATAGTAATACAACAGCATCGATAGCAACAGCATCAAATATCGTTGATAACATACCTCTAGACGAAGGTATTTACTGGTCGCCTGTATCAGTATATGATTATGAAAAAGAAAACAACGAAAAGAACAGATCGATTAACGTTATCGACAATACATACTCAATGAAAATTTCTAATCAACTATCTAGATTGTTAAAATAATAATGGCAAATGGTTATAATCCAGGTGATATTTTAATTGACGATTTTACCGTTTCCTCGGCTAGAGGAACGTTAGATCTTGCGAAGTCGTTCGTATCTGCTTCGATATATGAAAGTATTTTTACTCCAGGTATTATGGCTGATGTTGACGTTCTTGATACTGACGACCAGCTTGGTCAAATTAAAATAACTGGCGACGAAACTGTAACACTATCATTTAAAGCTCCAGGTGGAGAAGCAGCAAATTATAAGTTTGCCTTGCATGCGCTCGACGATGTTAATATGACTGGTTCGCAAAAATCAAAAACCTATAAACTGAAACTTGTATCGGAAGAAGCACTACACGCTAAAACGAATACCGTACAAAAAAGTTATATGACTACAGTATCTCATGTTATCCATGATATCCACGAGAACTATCTTAAAAGCGAAAAGAAATTAGATTTAGAAGATACAAAAGGCGTACAGGGAATTGTTATTCCAAGTTTAAATCCATACAAAGCTATTGATATGGTTCGTCGCCGTGGTATTTCAGACGGTAATAAATCTTCTACTTTTGTTTTCTTCGAAACTCGAAGCGGTGGTAATCAGATATTTAAATTTGCTACTATTGAAAAACTATTCCAAGGTTCAGTAGTAAAAGATTTCCAACAGTCTGACGCTGTCAATAGTAGCATGAACAACAAAACAGATAATAACATTATAGCATATGAAGTTCCAAAACAAATGTCTGCTACTGACCGTATCGCTACTGGCGGTAAAAGACGTGTAGCTTCTTTTGATATGAGAACTCATAGTTACAAATCAAAAGATATCGATACTGATTCGACCAAGTATTCTACTGGTGGTTCTGGCTCTTATGATTCTTCTGAGTTTAAATCAAAATATCATAATCCAAAAATACCACCACAATCAGTTATACCTGTTGATACTTCACAAAGACCAGTAACTAATATCGCAGAACAAACAGCAGATCAACAAGCATTCCTAGCTGCTCTTATGCAAAATGCGATGAAAATTAGAGTTTATGGCGATGCTAATTTAAAAGCTGGCGATATGGTTAACGCTAACGTTCCAAACAAAGTAAGTACAACAGGTAATGGTCAAACAGATCCAATGTTGTCAGGTAAATTTTTAATTTCTAGAATCCACCATCAAATCGGAACAGCTGGTGAAAGACCTAGATATACTTGCAACATTGAATTACTGAAGGGTAATCTAGAGCAGGGTGTATCATGACAGAAAAAAACTTAGGAGCTAGTTTTTCTCACTGGATCGGTGAAGTTACTAACGTAAAAGATCCTGATCAATCAGGTCGTGTGCAAGTTCGTATATACGGTAAACATGATGATAAAACAAATGTTAAAGACGAACACCTTCCATGGGCTCTCCCACTACAACCAGTAACATCAGCCGCTTTTGGTAAAATAGGCACAGCTCCTCTTGGTCTTGTTAAAGGATCAAAAGTAATGGGTTATTTTATGGACAAGGATCAGCAGTATCCTGTTATTATGGGTAGCTTCGGCAAAGCTGGCGATCCTGTCGAAGGCGAAACAGAAAATGGCATTCCTAAAATTAATACTGCAACAGGAAGTATACCTGGAGCTGCAACTAATAGTTCGCCTCCGCTTGCATCCAATCCTTTTAGTAAAATGTTTGATAAGAAAGTTACTATCAACGACATTAACTTCGGCGACGGTGGCGATAAAGTTGCCAAGTATAATAAAAAAACTGGTGTTGTTAACAACAAAAAAGTTGATGAGAAACTTAAAGAGCCGAAAAAACCAACAACAGCTTCTGCTAAAAAAGGTGATACTTCTGACGTTTTAGATATTTTAAAACAAGTAGATCCTAATAAAACAAGTCGTGCGATACCAGGAATGGCTGACGGATTTAATAACGTCAGAGGTATTATGAATATGACAAGTCCTATGGGGCTTACTAATATGTTATCTGGTAGTTTGGAAGGTGTTATTCAAGGAATGGCTGGTCAAATAGGTTTTGGTCCAGCTATGGCATTGATGGGTGGTCTCGCTGCAAGTGGTACACTAAAAGGTGTTGCACAAAATGCATTAAAATTAGCATTAGCTAATACTGCTGTTAATGCAGCTGCTAATGCAGGTATACCAATTTCTAATAGTTTGATTAGCACAATTATTCCTGGGATTGATCCTAGAAGAGGACACCCAAGACAACAATATATTGTTACTACTCCAGGTCCAACATATGTTCAACAATATTATCCGTTAGAACAAGAACCATATCCTGGGTATATTGAGTATAGAGATGTTACAACAAATGCTATTTGCTATAAGTTAAGAGGAAACGAACCTTACTATCCATCAGCACAACACCACATTAGAGCAAACTCTTCTCAAAATATGTTAAAGAGTATCGGTAAAATGGCTGCAGGTGGTGCAATAAGCGACGCTCTTGGTGGTGGTCTTACTGGCGCTGTAGCTGGATCTTTTGTTGCATCTAAATTACCTGCAGGTTTAACAGCAGGTCTTGGTAAAGTTATAACAAGTGGTCTTGGCGATGTTGCTGCACAAGGAATAAAATCTATCCTCGGTAATGGTGTAACATTAGGAAATATATCTAGCCTCGCTTCTAAATTACTTCCTAAAGGATTGTCTGGTGGTATTGGTGGAGTATTAAACGGTCATCTTCCAACATCTGTTCTTGATCCTAAGAAAATTGGCGCTACTATGGGCGAGTTTACTAAAAACCAATCTTTACTCGCAGTTAAAAAGAAAAGTATGCTATCAGCTCTTAGCCCAAGCAATGATATTGATGCTAAACTTGCATACGCTAATGATAGATTAGCTGCTTCTGAAGTTAACAAACTTGGACCAAAGCCAGGATCTTCTGAAATAATAACTTATAATGGCCAACAATATAAGGTGACATATGGCTGATACTCTTGTAACAAAAGGCACGATTAATCCATTATACAAAAGTACGGATTTTCGTAGACAAGAAGCACAAAAAGATGCACAGTTTCAAGCTGATGCATTTACTAGAAACGTAGAAGTAACATACGAAATTCAGCCAGGACAATTCGAAACATTTACAGCATCACCAAAAGATGACCCACCACCATCAACTGGCAATGATTATAAAGAAAACGAATCGCATCCTAAAATTGATTTTCAAGGCGAGTATCCAAACCTTCAAGTATCACAAGATGCTGCTGGTAATCAAACTATTAAAAGTATTGAGCCAGGTAAAGAGTCAACTTTTGAAGTTAAACCATCTGGTAGTTATGAGGGGCATGGACCTGATGGAGCGAAAGTATCTGTAACAGTTGGTAAAGAACACAAGTATAATGCTGATGGTGTTTCATCAGTCGCCGATGGTCATAGCGATTCTAAGGTAAGTGGATCTTCTAGAACTACTGTCGATGGCGGATCGCATTCTGAAACTGGCGGTAATAAATATGATGGTACAGGCGGTGCGAGCGTTTCAGGTTCTGGCGATTCGCAAATAAATCATTCTAGTGGCGATGGCTTTTCAATAACTGAAGGTAACCTTGTAACCGATCATACTGGTCATGTTAATCATAATTACAATGGCGATTATGTAGAAGTTAATAACGGTCATAAAGTTACTATTGTAAATGGCGAAAACGGTATTACTGTTACATCTGGTAATATGGACACTCAGGTATCTGGTGGTAAGTATAGAGTAAAAGCGTCAGATGAAATTACAATCGACAGTGATACAAAAATTACATTAAAGGTCGGCGGTTCTACAATAGTTATAACTCCTGCAGGAATAACAATTACTGCAAGCAAGATCGACTTTAAGAAGGGTTAGTATGGCTTATTGTCACAGAGACGGCGATTCAAGATCATGCGGAGCGACTACTATTGTTAGTGGTCAAAATTTCGTTTTTGTTGATAGTCATCTTTGGTCTGTAGATGGTGATGGCAATACTGATGGTGGAGGCGCTTTAAATACATCACACTCATGGTTAACAATTGCTGGTAAAGGTATTATTGTTGCAGGCGATGGCGCCGCTCCAGATTCATTATGTCCAATCCCAGGTGGTCCGCATTGTGCACCAAACGCTGTCGGTTTTGACGATCTAATTAACGTAGGATAACATGGTATCAAGAGCAGACAAATTTACCCAAACACAGAAGCAAGAATATTTTAGCGATTTCTTGAATAACTTCGACAATCATCCTGTTAACAACACGCTCGCCCGTGCTATTAACGAAAACTCAGTAAAGCAGTCTATTCGAAACCTTATCCTAACTAACTTCGGCGAGCGTCTTTATCAGCCAACGATTGGTTCTGATATTACAAAAGCATTGTTCGAACCAAACGATGTTGTTACCGCTGAAAACATTACATTCTTTATTAAAAATACTATTAAACAAAATGAACCAAGAGCTATTCTGCTTGAGGTAAATGTTTATCCAAATCCCGACCGTAATTTGTTCGACGTAAATCTTGTTTTCTCACTAATAAATAACAATATACCTGTTTCGTTGAACGTCATCCTTAAAAGAGTACGATAATGGCAGCAAATAGCTCATTAAGCCTTGTATCATTAGATTTTGAAAATGTAAAAAGCAGTTTAAAAGATTATTTGAAATCGCAAAGCGTATTTAGAGATTACGACTTTGACGGTTCGAATATGAACGTATTGTTGGATGTTCTTTCTTACAATACATTTATGAACGCTTTTTATCTTAATATGGCTGCTTCAGAAGGGTTCTTAGATTCTGCTCAACTACGTAGCTCTGTAATTTCTCACGCTAAAGAACTTAACTATACGCCAAGATCAGCTAGATCTTCAGAAGGCGTTGTCAATGTTACCTTTACTGTTGTATCTGGTAATACTAACGCTTTTGAAATCCCAAAAGGAACACAGTTTAGCGGAACTAATGCTAATGGTGGATTTACATTCGTCACAAGCGAGTCACATACACTAACATCTGCATCTAACATATTTGTTATGAACGATTTGTCGATTTATGAAGGTTCATACATTAACGAAACATTTACTGTAGATAATAGTATCGAAAGCCAAAAGTTTATTCTTTCTAATCCTGATGTAGATACAACAAGTATTTCTGTAACTCTTATTGAAGATGATGGAGCTACACTAACAGATTTTAGTCAGTCTCTTAATCTTTATGGTTTAAATGCTAATTCAAATGTTTATTTCGTGCAGTCAACATTAGA